CTGGCTGGCATACCTCAGGTGAGGCGGATATAAGCTCTGCAGAGGCGTCTGATGGATTAACCATCTATGTCAAACCAAAGTATGCCACAAATTAAATAGACGAGGTTCTGGAGATATACCAGAGATGGTTGGTGTGAGATTAGGTAACCAGGAGAATGTCCTGTATGTAGTCTATTTATAATTGGTTAACCACGGGGAGTGAGAGTCTAGTAGCGCTAGAGAGGCTCCCCACAATTTTGGAGGTAGTATGACTTGTTTAAAATGTTTTAAAAAAGACTCTACGACAATAGAGCACAGCCTACCAGATATGCTATCTCATCTTGCTAACTATACTATATGTAGTGATTGTGATGATAGTTTAACAAGGGCAAGACAAAGATATAAGTCACGTAGTGGCTATTATAAAAAAATACAACAAAGGTATAGAGATAATCTAGATCACCAATATATCAATCGATTATTAGCAGATAGCAGTGATTTATTGCCTAGTGATATACCAGAGGAATTAACAGATGCTAAAAGACAGCATTTACAAATGAAGAAATTATTAAAGGAGGAGTAATGACAGATAAAAAGTCAGATAATACAGATTATAAAGATTTCAACGAAATGGCCAAAGCACACAGAATTGTCCTTAAATCGTTGATTAACAAAGACTTGCACTATGATAATAAGGAAGCCATAGAGATCAACAATGGTTTTGGCAAGCAAGTAAACTTCCTAAAAACAGTGATGGAAGGATACAAGTTGATGAAAGTAAAACCGTCCAAGAAGGACTTAAACCTATAACAGTTATAAGGAGAGCATATTATGCCAGCAAATAATGGAGTAAACGTAGAAGTATCATCATACACAAGAGGTGGTACATTTGAATCAGGAACATTCGCAAAGTTAGCAGATGTACTTAGAGAGTATCAAGTAGATCAGGGCGAAGCTATTGTAGAGGTTACTGGAGATGACGGCGAAGAAAGAAGAGTTACAGCTGCAATGAACTTACAAGAAGGTGATACTATTGTAATCATGAAGGCTAAGAACAAATCTGGAATATAGTCGGCTAAGTAATTAATCAGAACGGGAGTAGTATGGGTATTATATGAGGACTTAACGACCTTATATCCCTACTAAGACATCTAGCGCACTACTCCCCTTCTCTAACTATGGAGGTTAAATGGAACAGTTATTATTAAAATGGTATGACTCAATACCACGAAGCTTAGACCATGCACCTGCTATGAGTTTACGTAATCAAGCCACATATCTTTTAAAAAAGTATACAACACAAGAGCACGAAATAGAGACATATGTCGAAAGAGACGGTGAAACACGTCCAGAAAAAGAAATTCGTACGCTTGTATGTTTTAAAGATATTATATGTAAATATAGACCACATCTCCATATGGGAGACTATTGGCTTGATTTACGAGTAACAGATGAACAGGTAACTTATAAGTTTTATGCACCTATAGAAAAATCAAATGATGTGACAGAAATGTTACCAGCACAGCATCCGCATTTAAGTAATGGTGTACCATGTTTAGGTACATTTCAAGGTGATTTAGCAACACAATTCAGGGATGGTAATTTTGTACAATTCTTTAGTGTTATGAAAGCGTATCTACAAGCATATAACGGTAGAAGCACATACACAAGGGGTACTTATTATAAAAAAGCCAAACTCTGGGGAGAATTACATTCATTTAATGAGGTACAAGAAATGTTTCATACAGAGGAACAGGAAGATCAGTACCTAGATGTAAATGGAATAGCTAAAGACCCAATGAGATGGAATTGGCCTAAAGACTTAACAGCTTTTACAAGTATAGAGCTGCAAGGTCAAAATAGAATGTTAATAAAATCATATATAGAACGTTCAGAGTTTCCAATATTAAAAGATAATTATCATCGAATATGGGATGCTGGTATAAACCAAAGAAAAGTTCTTGGTTATGTTTTAACAGCTATGACAATAGGCGAATTACCATTATATCATGCATTTGAATTTGTAAGAGTTATGTTAATGTCTTTACAAGCTCAATATGAAGGTAATATGGATCATGCAACAATGGATAAACTTAAAAAATTAGCATCAAAGATATATGATGTTAAGCAAAGCGGAAGCTTTAAAGTAAGTGATAGATACCAAGTTAGAGCATCAGGAGATTCTATTGAGACAGCAAGAGAGCTGTGGCCACTTGTAGAGGATTATTATATTAGTCCTTATGGTGGTAGAAACGAAAGAGATAGATTCCCTGAAAATCTAAAGTATTTAGGACACAGTTTATCAAACTTTATTATACTTCTAAGAAAGAGATCACCACAGCTAGCAAAAGCTAAAACATACCTTAAAAAAGTAAAAAGTGCTGTAGATGTAGATACAATCAATGGTAAGTATAATACAATTAAAAAAGAAGCTTATACAACAGCTTTAACAACATTAGACAAAGAAAGAAGGAGGTTCATAAATGAGCTTAACAAGCCCGAAATTAGTCATATCATCGACGCAGATGGACAAGGTACGTTATTTACTGAAATGCTTTAAGTCTGTTGAATGGTCTGGCCCAGCCTGGTATTCCCATGTAAAAGATGAAAATGGATTTCCAAGTATAGTAACATTAGAATACTTCCACCCTCTCGATTTAGGTACAGCAAGTAACACTGACTGGGACGGTGAAGATTTAATGAAAATCTATTCTAAATTAAGGAAAAAATACCCTGAGATAGGCAAATCTTGGGTACAAGGAAACATACATTCACATCATGGTATGGGTGCATTCTTTTCTGGAACAGATATACAACAATGCGAAGATGGTGCTAACGAAAACTTTTATTATTCATTAGTAGTATCTACAAAAGCAGGTAAAGAGCTACATTGCGGCGTATCTTACCCCGATCAGTTTGGACAAATACATATTGTAGAATTTGAAGACATAGAAGTTGAAGAAAATACTACATATGATAAAGAATGGAAGACTCAAGCTGATTTTATTAAGAAGAATAAAAAGCCTGAAACAACAAGTATTAATCTTTGGCAAAGAGGCAAATATAATAATGCAGGTCAAGCAACGTTGTTTGGAACAAGTCAACCTAAAAACCAACCAAAACAAAGCAAACAAGAACGCTATGAAGAGCACATAGATTGGCTTAGTTATAATGGTTCATATGGTTTAAATAGTCAACAACAAGAAACAATGTACGACTGGCAATTATTTGATGAATTTGATGATATTCAGTTAGAATATGAAAAAGGCAAAATAACAAAAAATACCAGAGACAAAAAGCTAAAGAAACTAGGAGTAGATGAATATGGCAGACCGTTACTTACGAAATAAAGACCTTATCGATCAATCAAGATTAGATAAGATTACAGTAATCGGAGCTGGTGGTATTGGCTCTGCATTACTCCAGAACGCTGCAATAATGGGATTTAAAGAAATAACCGTCTGGGACCCTGATATGTTAGAGGAGCATAATTTATCCACAACATCATGGCCAGAGAAGTTCTTAAATATGCCAAAAGTAGCAGCTGCAGAAACTGTTCTTAAGAATCTAAACAAGAAAGTATCTGTAAAAACAAAACCAGTATTCTGGCGAACTGGATTACCATTAGAAAATAAAGTATTTCTTACACCTGATAATATGGAATGTAGAAAATATGTTTATGAACAATGGGTTCAAAATCCAGACAGAGAGTTTTTAATAGATATGAGGATGGGAGCATTAGGCTATGAGATAATAACTGTGACCCGTGAGTCCGATTTCTTCATGGAATCCTATGTCCCCTCCTCTTCTATCGCTGACGATCCGTGTACAGCAAAACATACAATCTTTTGTGGCTCATTAGCAGCATCATTTGGCCTAGCACAGGCATTTAATGTCTTGCAAAATAGATTGTATTATGCGTACATTTGGGGGTCGTTAGGTCCTGTGAGTTTGCGTAGAGAACATCTCGTAAAACCCTCAGAAAAAATAGAAAATACTGCAGCGTAGCTTTACGCCTGCAATTAACTCAGAGACATCTATCTCTCTTACCTTTCCACAACTCTTACAGTGGGATAGGTGTCTCTAAATATGGAGTGATATGTTAAAAGTAAATACAGTAAGTACAAAATGGTCTGATGATTTACCAGGTGGTATAACTTGGTTTTTTATTGGGCAACCAAAGACAGGTAAAACTACACAAGCAGCATCATGGTCAAAAAAAGGTAACGAAGGAGTTCTAGTAATAGATACTGACTTAGGAGCTGATTTTGTAGATAGAGCTAATGTAGTTACCTGCTGCGCATTAAATCCTCCAGTACGTACGCAAATGAAAGATGGTATAGCAGTTACTAAAAATGGTCAAGAAGTAATAGAGATAGTCCCCACAAATGAGAGAGGATTTTATCACAGAGGTGGACCAGATAAAGGTAAGCAATGCCACGTTTATTCATTAGCTGAAATACTAGCTGATTTAATGAAAAACTGGGACGAATACCCTTACGATACAGTGGTTATTGACACAATAGATCAAGTTAATACTTGGATTGAAGATGTTGTCAAAGCTGACCAAGGTATTGAAAATATGGGTGACGGCTCCTGGGGTGCAGATTGGGCAGCAGCAAAGAAAAAGAACGCAGATATAGTCAAAAAGTTGCAAGACTTTATGAAAAAAGTAGGCGGTAATCTTATTCTTATATCACATGCAAAGCAAACAGCTATGACTGATGATAAAGCTCAATTATCCCCTTCTCTACCTAGTGGTCTAGGGAGAGCATTATGTGCTAAAGCAGATGTAATCGGCTATGCAACCGTAAATAAATCTACTCAAGATTATGAAATATCATTTGAAGGGTATGATGAACGTATGGTTGGTAGCAGATTAGCGCCATTAGCACAAAAGAAACTACCGTTCGACTATGAAGCGGTTATTAACGAAATAAAATCCTATAAGGAGGAAAAATAGATGGCAATTATGAGATCTACTATCAAGAGTGGTGGCGGAGGCGACTGGCTTGGTATAAAAACTGGAACTATAAATAAAATAACTGATGAATCGGCAAAATATGATTGGGCTGATGTATATCTAGTAGTTGAGTTTATGGTTGAAGGCTCAGAATATCCTAGAGTTATGAAAATAGCAGGTTCTTATGATAAAGAGCCTAATGGGATGATTAAAGACTGTTCACTACTTAAGAAAATAACTTATTTCTTCGATGCAATCGGTGAAATGGGTGGTCCTAATCAAGATGGATCATGGGTAAATGAAACAGAAGAACCAGTATCTGATATTGTTGCTCATCTTCAGAAGTATGTAGGCCAAACACTAACTATTTATGTATTTAAAGAGTTAGCTAAAAATGGCCAAGCTTATACAAGAGTACACAATAAAGTGTTACCTGTATCAGCTAAATCTGAAGAAGAGTTAACAGGCTATATCAACTTTCTAAAGTCTAAAGGTTTCTTAAAAGAAGCACCTGCAGACATGAGTAACCCCGCTCAGAAAGTAGAAATGAATGGCACTGGTAGTATTGCTAATGGGAACCTGGATATTGCAAGCCTATAATTTTATAGAAATTGCAAAAGAGACGCCTCGGAAACGGGGCGTACTCATCCCATATAGCGAGTTGTCTTCTCATATAGGAGATGTGCCATTATATCGTTCAATGTATCGATATGATGAGAAAGCTGTTGATTTTGCTGATGCAAATAATAACAGTATGAGGAATTATTATGGTACTAGAGCTATTGACAACATTTTAATTGATGTTGACAGAGAGCAGAATACAGACGATTACACATTAAAGAAGTGTCAGCAGATTGTCTACTCACTTACAAACGATTATGACCTTCAAGAACATAATTTCCGTGTATACTTCTCAGGCTCTGGCTACCATATTACTATTCCAAATTCAGTTTTTAACTTTACACCACAAGAGGAACTTCCCTTCCACGTAAAAGAAACAATGGTAAAGTTATTTCCAGAGATTGATTCTATGGTATATATGAGAACTGGATTATATAGAGTTGCACACACTATAAATAAAAAGACAGGACTATATAAGGTTCCATTAACCTTTTCGGAAACGATGGGGTGCACGTGGCAAAAAATTCACGACTTAGCAAAGACTCCTAGATTAGAATTTCCATATACAGAATTATTTGGAGATGGTGAACTAGAAGAATTAAAAGTTAGTGAAGTAACCATAAGCCGACCGATGGGTAAGGTAATGGAACCTAGAAAAATAGCTACTTGCGTACAAACTATGTTTAGCCAAGGACCTCAACAAGGATCAAGACACAAGACAATGCTTAGAATGATTTCACATTATAGACGAAACGGAATACCATCATCAGCAGCGAAAGCTATAATGATAGAATGGAATGACGGACAGTTAAATGAACAAGAAGTAATTGATCAAGTCGAATATTCTTATAACAAGGGTTACAAGTATGGATGTAATGATGAACTTATGTCATCACTATGTAATCCTAAATGTATTCATTATAAAAGAAAAGACTATTTAGTCGATGTAATGAGTGCTGAAGATATGCAAGCAAACCTAAGTGAAAGATTAACAACTGACTTTACAGGTAGAAGTTATAATTTTTCTAAACAACTTGGACTTAATGTCGATTGTACATTTTATCCAGGCGACCTAGTAACAATATTTGGCCCTACAGGTAGTAGTAAGACCACATTGGCACACAATATAGCGCTAGGATACGACCATTTTAATGATAGAATCGATGAAAATTCTCAAGTATCAACTTTATATTTATCTTTAGAGTTGGCAGGTTGGTATATGCATAGAAGAAGTCTTCAAATTGCAGCTAATCAGAGTAAAGAAGCAGTAACAGCGGACTATAAATCTATATATCCGTTAGTAGCTGATAAAGTAAAGCATATTAATGTACAAACTGTCGCCCCTACTTTAGAGCAGATACAAACAAAAATAACAGAACTACAACCATCTATGGTAATCGTGGATTATATTGATTTAGTTGAAACCCCTCCATCAGTGAGAGGAGAATATGAACAGATTAAATATATTTCCCATGGATTGTCGAACATGGCAGTTAACAATGACGTTATTATTGTTCAGGTATCGCAGGTAAGTAGAGACTACAGCAGAAACGAAGTACTCGATCTATATGCTGGTAAAGGCTCTGGAGCAATTGAAAACGCTTCAAGAAAAGTTATTGGGTTAAATGGGCAAGCCAATTCACCTAATAAAGAGGTCAAGTTATTTAAAAACACTGATGGAGAGTTATTCGAAGCAATGCTTGAATGGACACCATCATTCAGACTACGGAGGATAAATGTCTAACAAACCAACTACAAGAGATCTAATTGGAACTCTTATTGACCTTCAAGTAGATAGAGATAATCAAGAGCTAATAGAACCAGATAATGCTGGGCCGTTAGCTTTAATTGATGATGCTATTGAAGAAGTTAAAAAAGAAATCGCCAATAAAACGTCAGGTATTGATCATTTTATTGTAACGATGAATAAAAAAACTAATCTTATCGATGCTGAAATAAAGACGCATATGGATGAGGTTAAGAGATTACGTGGCAGAAAAAACGCAATCAAAAGAACAGAAGAATATTTCAATAAAGAATTATTACCTATGATTATAGATACATGTGGTAATGATGGAGTTTTCCAGACAGACACAACAAGATATAAGATGTTTGAGACCTGGGGACCAATTGAAATAACTGATGAAGAAGCCATTAACGATAACTACAAACGTTTTAAAGTTGAAATAGATAAAAAGAAAGCAAGACAAGATGCGATAACTGCTGCAGAAGACGGCATGGGCATCTCAGGATTCTCTATTCAAAAAGTAAAACGAGTTAGGAGGTCGTAATGATACAGGTGACTTATGATGATGGAGCGTGTTTATTAACACTATTTAGGGTATTCGGTATAGGATATACTAAAGTGAATGCAGAAGATGAAAAGTCTATTACTTTTACAATAAACATAGGAAAAATACACACGTTCTTCACATTGGCCTGGATATAGGAGGGTTAAATGTGGCTTATAATAAGAATATAAAACATAGAGGAAAGATAAGATATTGGGAAGATCGATTCACAAAAGTGTTACAAAAACACCACGGCACACACGCCAAAAAAATCTTTCATAGGCTTATGAAAAAGACCTCTACGTTAAAATCATCATTAAAGAAAAGGAGTAAGGAATATGAAGTCGTATTTGATATCACTTTGGAACAAATCAGAAAACTTTTTTTACGATTTTATGGGAAAAAGTGTAGGTATTGCCCTGATGTATTGCTGGTATCTAATATTGTATGCGACCATATGTACCCTCTTTCTTTGGGTGGTGATTCAACTCCTGGAAATCTCACCATAATATGTAAAAGGTGTAATACTAGAAAAGGACACCTTACAGATAAGGAATATATTTCTCTGTTAAACTTTCTAAAAAAGAAACCAGACAACATGAGGAATTACGTATTACGCAAACTTGCAAAGGGGGATAGCTTCGGTGAGAGTTAACATGGTAAATATAGTAAAGGGGTTTATAATAGCTAAACCTGAACTGGCGGATAGTGACGTTGAATTAATATATGCAATATGGGCATGGCAGCTCAAAAATGACAAACCATCTAAAGATGTGACTAAGATGACAGCCAAAGAACTTATGAAACAATGGAAAGACGGAAATATATCATCCGCATTCAATATTTCAAGGTCAAGGCGTAAATGTCAGCAGCATTATCCCGAAACACGTGGAGAGTCTTATGTCAAAAAGCAAAAACATCAGGAAAGAATTATCAAAGATGTCAAAAGAGAGACTGATAACGCAAATAGAGTTTTATCAGAAGGACTTGGAGATTAAATCATCAAGAGCGCTTAAGTACTATAGTGCTTTTAATTATTTAATGGAACACTTTGATCATTTACCTGATGACATAAAAAAAGAAGTAGATAAAAGACTTAAAGAAATAGGTCTTTAAAAAAACTATAGATGCAGGCACAATACAAGGTATCTATTCTTATAGAGTAGAATTTCTCGTCGGGATATTGAGTGGCTGGAAGTTGCACTAAACTAGGGGATAATAAAGCCTGGTTAACATAAAAACTCTAAAGTCCTGCATCTATAAAAAAAGGAGAAACGATGGCGCAAGGTGATAGTCTTTTTTATAGACTTAAAAATGTAAAGTTAGTACCAGATAATTATGGTATGACAATAGAAGTAAAAATGGTAAGCGTCCACAAAGGCGATGGAACTTTTGTAAAAAACTTAAAAATTGATGATGATGCTTTAAAGATTATCAAGGAAGGTTGGATTGTTTACAATGAGTAAATATAAAATGACAAAGTGCACTGCTTGTCAAAGATTTATTTCAGCTGCAGCATGCAACTTTGGATGTCCTTATTGTGGATACACAGACGGCTGAGATACAACTATACCTCCGTTGGAGGAAATTAAAGGAGTCGGCAATGACAAAAAAAGATTACGAATTGATGGCAGCAGTAATGAAAAGCCACAGCGTATTACATCAGAAAGCAACGAAAGCGATCATGGACTCGCTGATAGTTCATCTAAAAAAGGATAATGAGAAGTTTGATGAGGCTACATTTAAAGAAGCAAGTGGATTTATTGACTAAAATAAAAAACTTTATTAAATTTAGTTACGAACACTTTAAGGGGGAGAAATCGTACTTTAGGAGTTTAGTGTCGCTAAGTCCTGCGATACGGATAACTCCCCCAAATCTTATTTATTGCGAACAAGACGCAATATCAAAAATAAAAAGGGCCTCTATAACCCTGTGCGTAGATGAAACTATTGAGGAATCAAACTATGTACAAGGGCTGAGGCCCTTAGTAATTCCTACGCAAGTAAAACATAGCGACACCATCCTCAATAGTACATCAAGCTACCCAATTAAATCAAACATAACAACACATAACTGGAGATTTTATGATAAGTAAGATTTACAGCAGTAATCAAATATTATTTGCAGCTGGTTCTAGAAAAGGAAAGACCAAGAAACAGATTGCTAATATGGTACGAAACAGACAGTATAAGAAGAAGACTTATACAAAAACGATAAACAAAAAGGAGAGCTATAAAATGGCTTTTATTAAGTTAGGAAAAAGCACTTTATTTATTAATAAAGATGCTACAGAAGAAAACAGACAACCTCATTTTAGAGGTAACATTACGATAGATCACGATATTCCTAAAGGCGCAAGCATAGGACTAGCAGGTTGGTTAAATGAAAAAGGTAATGATAAATCATTATTCTTTGCTATTTCAGCCAAAGAGGACGAACTGTCTAGTATTAACACGGATGACAAGGAGTCGGACACGCCATTCTAATGGAAATGGATGAAATTAGGATGGTTCTTGAATTACGCCCTATAATAGGAGTTAGAGAGGCTATTCTAAATATCCTTAATCAACGGGAGGTATAATGGCTACACTGGTAAACCTTAGTAATGCACAAGATGCAAAGCTTCGTGCAGAAAGCAAAAAAAACTCTGGCCCAAAAGCGTATTATCTAAAAGAATACCAAGGTCTTGATGTTGTAACTAGAGCTAAAAAAGCTGCTATGTTAGCATCAGATAATGGTAGATGTTGGTGGGTACATGACTGGGTATTCAGAGAATTAACATGGAGGGATCCAAATGCGACTAGCAGAACATAATGAACTTCTAGAAGATATATTTGATGAAGTTCGTAAGATACGATTAGCTGGTCAGAAGGAATACGCTCACGACAAAGACAATTGTTTTGCAAACTTTGAAAGAATTGCAAATTTACAAGGCTTAAGTCGTGAGACGATTCTAATGACATATGTATTTAAGCATATTGACGGAATACAATCGTATGTAAAAGGACATAAAAGTCAGCGTGAAGACGTTAGGGGTCGAATCGTTGATATAATAGTTTACTTAACTTTATTATGGGGAATGGCTGATCAAGACGATATTAATGATGAATTTCATAAAAATGAAGATTCGTTAATAGATGAAGCAGTTAGTGCCGAAAAGCATATGCGAGAGCAAATGTTTAAAGGTGAATGGAAGCCAGAACCAAATAGATTCAAAGTGGAGGGCTACAGCCATGAAACAGGAGAAAGAGAAGAGTAAACCCTGGAAAAACGCTGAGGATTATTGCAATGCTGTGGTTCGCTCAGAAAACGGAGACGTAGGCTTTTTAGCTTGGAGATTTCTTATAGGATGTCGTATATTAGAGAGTCTGGAAAACATGATGGGATGCCCCGAAAAGGGCACAGACGTTCAAGTAATTCATGTCAACCAGGACCATTCTAAATTACGTTTAGGCCATTATGAAATCTCTTTGGCATACAAGCCCGAGGGTCTGGATAAACCGTTAAATGAGCCGAACTCAGAGTAGACCTCAGCCAAGAGGCAATACTTTATAGGGGGAGTTAAATCTCCCCTTATAAAACAAAATCCTCAACATCTATAGCTAATAAAGGAGCATAATGATTTTCAGTTGTTTGAACTGATGCATGCCCTAAAAGCTTAGATGTTTCATATATACCTATTTTTTTTATCATACGTAATCCAAAAGTACGACGTAGATCATGTAAAGTGCCTTTAATCCCCAACCTTTTCATATTATCTCTAAAAGCACGACTTGCTGTGCAGGCAGTATATTTCCACTTCTCACCTCTTTCTAAAACTTCTTGAGCCTGGCGATTTGTTCTAATAAGCCTATCCCCTCCCTTACTTTTAGCTTTGATATAATGGCCGTGATCTTCGAAGTCATAAGAACGTACCTCACATTGCCTAGCACCAGTATAATATATAAACCTCACCATTTCTTGAAAATGTAGTGGGGTTATAAGTGTTAGTATTTTTTTTAATTCATCATCAGAGAAAACACGGGTTTTACGGGTAAATTTATTACCACCTACCATTGGCTTATGAATATCAGTTAATCCTTCCTCTAAACACCATTTACTGAGCCTATTTAGGCATCTTATAATCATAGCTCTATAGTTAGTATCAGGAAAACCATCAAGTGCATAACGATTAAGACTTTTTTCGTATATACCTTTGGTATTGGGTGACCAGCCGTGATCAGCTGTTAAAAATTGTTCTTTAAATGGGATTACGTGCTCAAAAGACATATGTTACTCCTAGTAGCGAAGTAACAGTACCCTCGGCAGGAATCGAACCTGCATCTAATGCTTAGGAGGCACTTTACTTCTGGTTATTATTTTTATCTTTTGAACTTATATATTCGTAACGCTTATCGCAATAGAAAACTAAATCAGGAGTACGATTACTCTTTGAATCGGTGTAATTTAGTATTGGCTTGAGCGTGATAGCTATCGTATTCTTCATCATCTTCATTAACCATTTGATTGTTATTAATATTACTACTTAAAGCTTTAGCTCCTGCATATAAACCTGTACCTGCACCTGTAACAAATAGGCCTGTTGTAATACCCTGTTTTGCATATCTACTAATAGGCATTGGAGTTGTATTTAATTCGTTTAATGTTTTAGGAACATCTTCCCCATAACCTTTGGTAGTTCTTAAATATCTAAATTGTTGGTCAACAGGTATTACAGTTTCTTGAGGTTTCATAACTCCATGTCTCATTAAATCTTCTTCTGTATAGCCTTTTCTTAAAGCATCTTTAACTTCAGGCGTATAGCCTCTCGCTTTATCCAATATATCTTGCCTACCCTTATCTGTATTAACAGACTTATGAGCTTTATATTCTTTTAACCATTTTTTAGTTTTCCAACTTCTATGGTCAGGTAGTGGTATTTTTTTTACGCCCATAACGTTTAAAAGCTCGTGCTTCATTCCAAAAACATTCTTAGAAAGCCAATCAAACTTTTTACCATATAAGTCAAAAGCGTCAGATGGCAGCAAATAAGCATGATTTGGATCTCTAGGGTCAATCATTACTTTACCATTAATACCACCTGTATATTCATTAGATTTAAATGTGGGGCTATAGCTTACTACAACTTTATCGTCAACAATCTGAACGCTATTAGATAAGTCTCTAGATTTACGGCTATCTTTTTCCCTAAATCTTTTTATTTTGTTTCTAAGCCTTTCATATGTGGTTGTGCCACGCAATTTCTCATCATGATCCTTAAACTTCCTGAAGCCTTGCTTTATCCTTAAAGCACCAACTTTAGGGCTAACGCCTTTGCTTAGACGTGCATCAGTCTGTATTATCTCAACTAAATCTCTGAAATTAACATCATATTGTATATCTCTATGTAAAGAATTAAGACTTTTATTATGAAGATGCATAATCTTAGGGTCTTTACCTAATGCCCAGGTATTTAATAAGTTTTTCTTCATATTTTTACTAATACCAAGCTTCATTATATCTTCTGGGTTTATAACTTCGCCAATATGCTTCTCTACAAGGTCATGCAATGCAGTATTCTTTGGGGTTATACCAGCTCTTTGATTAAGAGCATACTGTTTAGAAAATTCACCCCAAGTATTTTTTTGTATTTGACTTAATTTTTGTTTGGACTCTGGGGTAAAGGTTCTCCATTCCCATTCACCAGCTTCAGCTTTTGGACCTCTTTTAAAGAAATATTTATGCTTTTTCCCAACCTTACCTTCAATCCAACTTTTAGGGTCATTTATAATGGTGTTTTGAATATCCCAATTCTTTTTAATGTTTTGAGTAGTAGTATGTCCCATACCAAACTCTCTGAAATTAAAGTTACTACGTATCCTACCTGGATTTATATAGTTCATAGCTGTAGTGCCTGTACTATCTTTTATCCCTGTTAAAAATGCATTTAGTTTTTCAGAACCTGAACCATAAAAACCTTCTAACCTTATATTACTATTACTAGGTATCTTAGTAGTTTGGCTATAGATAGCTTTAGAAATAGGACTTTTCTTTATATACTTAGCAGCTATTGCTGATGCCTGTCTTATTAACGCACTACTCATCTGGTGTTAAATCCTTTTTCATTTCTCTAGACATTTGTATATATGGTATCCCTGACATTTTCTCTATAGTGTAGAATGGATTATCGATTATACCTTTAGTATCTCTAGCAATCCTGCCAAAAGGAAACATAGTCCACAGGTAATAATCAGTTAGTCTACTATAATCATTATTTACCATAGAGCTAAAGACGGCAGGGGCCAACCGCAAACCTGGCGGAGTAACCATTTGGAGCGGAGCAACTGCAGTTGGCCAATTGCCGAAAAAGGCTCTATCTCTTTCTTGTTCATTACCAAACAACCAATCAGCTGTATCTTGAAACCAAGAATAAGGCTGAGGCATAGCTGTTTCAAATAATGAGTATGCAAATACATTTGACATACCAAGTACAAACATATCACTGATCGTTTGTCGTTTAAATCTTTCATATTCCATAGTACCTGGACGATAACCATGTAATCTAGCTTCTCTGTTTACATCATTTCTAAATCTTACAGAGTTCCAAGCCCATGTTTGGAATCTTGTCATAACCTTACCAAGAGCTGTAGCACTGAATGCTGGTCTATATGGAGCACTATATAAGAATTGTGTAGCTGTTACAGTCTTTTTAGCCATTTCAATTAAGAATGGTTCATTTAAATCCATATTGGCATGACCATATAATTCTCTAGCTTGCAAGTAACCTGCAGCAAATGCATCTCTACGTAATGCTCTTTCAGGATACCTCATAAACCAAGCAGCCTTTTGGAAAGCAGCTTCATCGATTTGATGCTTTTTAGCTAAACTAATAAGACCTTCATCTTTAACCATTGGGTCTTTCTTTAATAGTTTCTCTACATCTCTTAAAAATCTTCTATATTTACCAGATTTAAAGTTTGGATTTAATCCTGCCTCATATAATACAAAGTTAGGAACAACACCATGACTGATCGCCCATTCTTCAATATCTTTTTTAGTCTCAAACTTAGATGCTTTACCAGCTATTTGAGTTCTCCAATATTCAGCATTTCTAGCATTACGCCAGTTTTTCCATCCAGTAGCCTGTATAGTATGTATAGTACCACCAAATATATTACCTGCAGCAGATTTAGGGTGAGCAAGTAGTGTAGCCATTTGATATTTAGCTTCTAGGTTAGACCAATGTCTTATATCCATTTCATCTACACCTTGTAAATTATCAGGAACCATTTCGCTATCTTTCATACCAATAGCTTTTCTAATCTTATTAATCTTGTCTTTAACATGATTATCTGCAAACCAACTATAAGGCGTACCTTTAATCTTCATTAAATCACCCATAGGTCCGTCCATCCACGCTTCTGGTACTTTACTAGGAAAGCCCATAGCTCGTGTAATATAATCGTATATATAATTATTCCACGCAACAACTTGATCAGGACTGTTCCATGTGTCTATTGCTTTTCTATTAAACTCTTGCAACATCTTTTTAGATACAATCTGGCCTATTTGCCTATGATATGTATCTATTAAATTCTTTTGATATATGTCCCAAGAACCTAAATCCCTCGACCAACCAGGTAAATCAGTAGAACGAGATAACATATTCCCAGCAACAGGATCTTTTTCGAGGTATCTAAAGCTTTCACCTTTACGTCCTTCCGCTATTTCTTGTAATGCACCATTAATTAAATCGTTTTCATGTACATCATTTACAATCCATTCTCCAGCCATAGATTTATATCGTAAAATAAGTTTACCAATTTCAACCTTTTTATCTTTGTCTGACATCCCTGGTCGAGCTTCAACTTCTTTTATAGCTGCCTCAATTGCACGTCTAGCAACTTTCTTATCTTGTATAAACTGAGGATGGTAATCATTGGCTCTAAACTGACCTGTTCTATGATATTTAGCTAAAGATAGATTACTTATTAATTCTTTGTATAGATTTTTACTAGCGACATCTTCGGTCATCCTAACTTGCTCTTGAAGATTTTCAATCTGTATAGACCTAGATATTTTTCTAAGATTATCAAGACCAAGGCCCCAACCAATAGGTTGACCTTCTTTCATCTTTTTTAATATAGACTTAACAAACTTATTACTATCGATTATTGGTAACATTTCATTATTGTTCCAATATTTTATTTCACCTTTAGCATTCTTTTGTACAAATTCTAATATTGGGTCTTCTACGCTATTATCTCTTATATGCTTACCAAGTTCTGGGTCATACTTATAATGCTTACCAGCAATCCAACTATATGTTTCTATAGCTCTTTGTGTTAAAGCGTCATTAATATTGTTAGCAATTTGTCTACCAGTCTCTGGATACGTTCCACCTTCTTTATTTACACTAAACCTTTGCTTCTGTATCTTGTCCCATTTAGCAATATCCTTAGCTTCAGCCAATGATGCCTTATATTCTTTAAGTTTTATATAGTACTGATTATCTTTCTTATGCTTGTTTTTATTTTTAAAAGACCTTAATGCACGTTCTGCAGTGACAACTTCACCAATATGCTGCCCTATACCTTCAGGTAATGATTCGTATCCTGTTTTATCTCTTAATAGTACTTCTAAACTATTTTTTTCGTCTTCATCAGTTTTAAGAGCCATAGCTTCAACTTTACCAAGTACGAATTGTATATTTTCTATAGTATGAGTAGGTGTCCCTATATCTCCTTGACGCCATTCACCTTTATAGTTTTGAAATCTTCCTGACTCTTCAAATATAGTAAAGTCTTTAACCATCATTTCTCTAGATGTCGTTTTAGGAAATAACATCCAGTGACGCTTTGCAAGTTCAACAACGTTGTCTTTTGTAATAGCACCTCTTTGAGACCAATAAGTACCAGTTCTCATTTCCTGAAAGAAATTGTTTAATACTCTATAATCCTCAACCCCAAGGGCGTCAAAGTTTTTTCTTAATAATGCTCTAGTTATTTGATTTAAGTTTTTAGCTGATGCTATACTTTTACCATAGTAATTAACATGCCCAATTAATTCATCGACCATTTTACGTTCAAAGTCTGATAAATTAGTTTTACCCATTTCTTTATAACGCTCTCTAGCCTGTATTATAGCCTCGACATCTGACTCAAATATATCTTTAGGCGCAACTTTAGCAATATCAGGGTCTTTTAAATCACTGTCTAATGCCTGGTCAACATCTATATCAAGTTTTTCATTGGTTTTATAATCAAATTGCTCTGAATATACTTTTAAGAAATCTCTAATAGCTCTATCACTAGTCCAGGCAGCGTTTAACCCTGTCTTTTCAAATAATGTAGAACTACCACTACGTTCTATTTCTCTAAGCAACGGATTAATTATATCCTTTAATTCAGCAGACAATCCTTTTAGATCACTGTATTTAGCTAAATTATCACCTCTATGATATGTAGACATCATCATAGTGTCAAATAAGTAAGACTCTTCAGGACTTAAAGGTCTACCCTCTTCACCCTTTTCCATACCCCATTTATTTTTAGTTTTATAATTAGCTATTCTATTTTCAATTCTTTCTTGATTCATAAAAGGCATTATATCTGGGTCTACATTAAATATTCTAGATAATGTAACCTTACCTTCTGGACTAACATTAGTAACTGTTAAATAATCTTCTACACTAGATTCAGCTGATTTTAATTTTTGTGCTCTATCTATTTCTTTAGTTTTATCTACAAATCTAGCCATATGATGTATAAAAGCATCATTTACGCCAGCATTCCTAGCTAAAGTAATAGCTCTAATTAATTGTTGAGCAGAGGCTCTATCCATTGCATCGTTTTGCATGAACTCTGTACCCTGTCTATAAACTCTATCAACCATATTACTTCTATATGTCATAGAATTTTCTACAGCTTGCATATACAAGTCTTCTGATTTAAACCATTTTTGATGTTCCCAAGGGAAAGAATAAGCTTGAAACGCTTTTTTATCCCATTGACCACCTAATCCTTTAAAGAAATCTTTATATACTGCAGGATTTGCAATCATTACTTTTCTGTTATCTCTATTATATAGCTTTTCTGCGATAACTTTTGTAGTAACTGGACTCTTAACACTATCAAAGCTAAATCTTCCCAATAAACCACCTTCTACGCCTTCATATGAATCATTAATAGCTCTAAGCTCTAAAGAAATGTCTTTAAAGTCATCATATCTTTGGTTTAATAAATCTAAATCAACTCTAGCGGATATATCATCACTATAATCAATAGGATCTAATATCTCTACCATTCTAGCTAACATATCACCACGTTGATCTTCATTTAATAGGTGTATCTTATTAGAAAAGTCTTTTATCTCATGAGCATACCAACGTCTATTTTGGTCCCAATTTTTAGAAAAATAACCTTTATTAAAACCTTGATATATTTGAAACAAGCCCTGTCTAGCATGAAAGTTTGGACTAAATTTTGACTGTAATGCTTTTTGATTACCATTCCAATCAATTTTAAATAATGAATGCCAGCCTGCATCAAAGAATTTTGCACCACCTGTTAATCCAAGTTCGTCTAATGGGTCAGAACCAAAACCAATCTCTGCTCTAAATAATTCTCTAGAAAAGTCTAATTCTTTTTTATTAGTTCTAGGTTCATAGAATATTTCATATGTCTTATCATCTCCCCAAGGACTTACTGATAAAGACTCTCTATTGTCTGCTCTGTATTTCTTTTTAAGAGCATCAGATAATTTTTCATATTGTTCAGGCGTTATATGCTTTTTACCTAGCCAATATCTTTTAGGACCATTTTTACCTGCAGCTGTATATACTGAGTTAAGTATTTGTTTACTTATAACAGCAGGACCTAATTGATCACGACCATCAACTGCCTTATCTGCTATATCTTTTCTACCTTCTGGTGTAAACTTTCCTATAAATGATTTATATGCCTGGTCTGTAAATGTTCCACCATCATTAGTAAATGTTAATAAGTCTTGGAATGTTACTTCTTTGCCATTCTTTATTAAGTCAATTATTCTGGATTCATGTTTGTCTTTAGGATTTAAAAACCCTTTTAATATTGCTTTACCTTCATCAGATATAGGAGCTTCTTTATTGTCCTTAATCTGTAAATTATCGTCCCTGTATTCATATTTATTTTTATGATACATATCTCTGTACTTTTGTTTCATTCCAAATAGTACAAATGCTTTATCTCCATCAAGGTCTGCACCACCTAATGCCCTCATAGTTCTAGGGTGAAACACACCACCATGACCTTTAATGCCTGTAAATCCCGCAAAAGCAAGTTCATGTGCACCAGATATAGAGTCCATAGGAACACGTAATGATATAGTTTTAAAGAACTCTTTTACTGATGCTTTATCTCTATAGTTGTCCCATAATTCACCTAAAGTAAGTCTTTTTTCTCCAATCAATAAATCGGATACGTCGTAGCTTACTTTTTTATACATATCATCAAGCATAAATAATTGGTCAGGATTTTCTACACCAAATTCATCCATTAATCTTTTACGATTAGCAACAACACCTTTTTGACCTTTCGTCATATCTAAATCAAAGAAATCAAATTGTTGTCTTAACCAAGGATCTATACCTCTCATTCTTGTAGATATACTATAGTCCCATTTAGGCCTAATAACCTTATTTACTACAAAGTTTCTCATAGATGCCTGTAAGTAGTTTCTTACGTCTTTATGTAGGAAAACTGCAAGGTCAGGGTATATTTCCATCATTCTGTTAATACCAGATGTAAAGTTTTTAGCTTCTGCAACGGCTTCCATATACTCTGCTTTAGATACTTCACCAGACTCATATTCTCTAGTTAAGTTTTCTACATTAGACCTTAATACTCTTTGATATAGTTTAGATACAAAATCTGGATGCTCAGTTGTTTTAATAGCGTCTATAATATTCTTTAAACCCAGCTTATCTATATTATCTAATATATTTATCTGTTCGTTATCACCTATGATTTCTGTATCAAGTGCTTTTTGCAGTCTATCATTCCATACATCTTCACCAATATATCTCTCCCCGATAATCTCATCAAAGAACTCGTCTATAGTTTCCTGGTCTAATTCTTTAGATGCATGTGGAATCAAGCTTGACATAAGCTGTTTAGGAATTTGTTGTGGGTCTAACATATGCTGAGTTTGCTTTTCAGATAATGACCCTTTAAGTGATGTAAGATTCATCTCATAATCAGAACCACCCTTATAATCAAAGTCTACAGATAAGTCTTTATTTACATTTAGTTCTCCTATTTTTCTAGAACCAAATTCTTTAGCTGCAGATTCAGGAACTAACATGTGTACGTTATTATCTCTCATCCATTTACTAGCTTCTTCACTAGCTTTATGGAACATCATCTTTCCAAGAAAAGCACCATCTTGAGGGCTACTATCTACAATAAATGTTTTATTTTGACCAGACTCTGGAAGTCCCCAACTTTTATTTAATGCATCTAAAGTAGTCTGTTCCATTAAGATTTCACCATCTGTTATTTCAGTATATAATCTTGCAGGTGAATTAGATGTTAAATCAGCATTTTTACCAGGATCAGCGAATAATCTATATTTTAGCTTATTATTTTCTACAGGTATACTACCCCCCATATCATCATAAACCTCTTTAAAATAGTCCGCATCTAGCTCAAAACCATCAGTCATCCATATTTGGTTTCTTTTATTAAAACCTTTAGAATCTCTAATAGATGAGTTTTCTGCAAGCCAATCTATAAAGTTTTTACCCTTTTCAAAGTTTTTAGGATTGATGCTATATATAGTTTCGTCCCATTTAATGTTAGATAAGAACGCTTTATCAAAGTATCTACCAGCTTCATCTGCACTACCTAAAGATCTAAATGTGTTTTTACCAACTTTTCTGTCTTTATACTTCTTAACAAACTCTGACCTTAAAGAGTCATAAGCTTTAGCAGCATTCTTGTCATATTTTTTAAATACTTTCTTAGCTTTAGTTATTTCTTTCGCAATATTGTCAGACGTTAGTTTGTCTACATCTGGATGATGCTTAAAGAAATACATTTTTCCACTATCTCCCTTGCCACCATTATAATAATAACCATCTTGGTCTGCAGATTTTAAACCTTGTCCTATAAGCCTATTAGCAGTATCTTGAGCAGTTTTAGCATTCTTTCCAGAGTAACCTACATAATTTTCTTTTCTGTTTAATTTCTTTAATTCAATTTCAACAATCTTTTTACCTCTAGATGTAATAGCATGGTCTAACACCATATATGCTCTATCTTTAGGTAATTGACCAGTCAACTGATACATCATATCTTCATATGCTAGCTCTATTGTTTTAACACTATCACCAACGCCTTTAAGATTATTTTTAGCATTGAGTCCAGTAGGGCCTACTTTAATTAATGATGTTCTATCATCTCCACCACCAAAGAATTGTAATGAATAATGAGGACTAGGTCTTTGTTGTACTTGTCTTATAAATAACTGCCTTAAGTCTCCTTCAGCCAAATCACTTAAATCTTTTTTACTAAACACTTCTGGAAAGTTCTTATTAACATCTTCCATAAAGCCTTTAAACTGTTTTAACTGAGTATTGCCACCTAATACATTGATTAGCTTATCTTTATATTCTTTTTTAAGAGCACCAATTTCTTCAGGATCTGTTAAGTTGTCGAATGCTGATTTAAGGTACTTATTAATAAAGGCTTGAGACTTTTTAACTAATTCTACTTCTGCAGTATGTCCTATATCAAAGTCATCTAATGATTCATTAGCTTCAGATTTCTTTTCTATAGCACCTTTATCAACTAAATTGTCTACTGCTTTACTTCTAGCTATCGCTATATCAGCCAACTTCTTTCTTAAATGTTGAGCAGTTTCAGGAGCATTATCATCTAACTTATTCATTACATCTTTAGGTATAACTACTTTTCTAGCGTCATCACCTATTTGTTTTAAAGAATCATTAATAAGTTTAGCATTAATCTCTAGATTAGCATCGTTCATACCTTTTAATGGTAATTTGATAACGTTGTCTTCTTTAGGATCTACTGCTAATGGATAAGACTCTCCATCTTCTGCTTTAAGTATTCTAGAACGACCCTCTGTAAGGAATATTTTATCCTTACTTTTCTTCATAAACTCTGGTGTAACGCTATCAGGGTTCTCTACATCTTTAGAAATCTTAGTCATCTCTTCAGCTATCTGAGATTCTCTTACCGCATCTGTAGCCTCATTAATAGCTAAATCAGTATCAACTGCTTTTTTAATACCTTCTAATGTTTCCCCTGCCATTGCAGCCTGAGCAGCAAATGTACCATGTCTCATTGCAACAGTATGCATTACTGATTCTTGAACATCTTTTGGTAAATCATCCCAACCAGGTTCTAATCTAGGGTCATATACTGCTAAATCTTTATCATATGGATTACCATCTTTGTCTAATCTTTTAAGTTCTTTAGCATTAGTTTGAGCTCTTTTTTCAACTTTACCAACAAAAGACATAGCTCTTGCCTGGCCTGCCGTAGTTTCATTAGCACCAAAATATGCACCTAAGAGGTATGAATATATTTGTTCTGGTGTCGTTTCTCCTCGATACGTTGATTGAAGGCCATCATAGAGCGATGACGCGACAGCACGTACGAGTCTGTCTTCTTGCTGTGAAGCTGTGTATACATATCTGCCTGTCTCTTGATCAAGTTTAGGTATCCCCCCTTTGTTTATTAGATTTGCGAATCCTCTAAACGCACCACCAGTTACTGCACCATGTAACCCTGATTTAAGCATTTCATTAACACCTAACTGCCAAGAACCAATACTACTAGCAAGACCAAGGTTAAATGCACCTTCGGCTACATGTTTAGCATTATCAGTAGTTAGAAAATCAAGTGCTGTTTTAAATGAATCATTTTTAGCTGCTTTAGATGTTTCTAAAGTCTTAGCAACAACGGGACCTACTTTTTCAGTAGCTTTTTTAGAAAGATATAATGGAACAGAATTACCTTTAAGTGCTCTAGCCATATTAGCTAGTTGTTTTGCACCCATTGCTTTAAAAGGAGCAGAAGGTATATAACCTAAGAAACCACCAAGAGAACCTAAAGAACGCATTATACGTTCATATTCATTATCAGTTGGTTCGCCTACGTTAAATGTAGTAAAGCCAGAAACAAAACCTTGTCCCATTTGCTTGATACCACGCATAAGATTAAAGTCACTATCTCTAGGACTTCCTGTAGGAGGCTCTGGTACTTCTAATTTATGATGAACTGCATGATCTTTAAGCTGAGATACTAACTCAGGCTTAAATGTATGAGGTTTAAATTTATAAGCATTCAGAAGTCTTTCTGTAGTTTGCTTATCATAAAAAGGCTTAAACTCCGTTAATTCGTCAAACCTATCTTGCTCCGCCATTTATTCTCCGTTACATATTATACGGGTCGTATGGATCTTCTTGCTTTTCTAATTCTTCCCTAGAAGGTGTGTAATCCATTAGGCTCATACCTGCTCCTGCTCCAAGACCAAGTGCACCTAAAGCTCCCCATTTATCAATGTCTCCTAGCCCCACTTCACCTTTAGGGGCTTTTTGTTTAACCAATTTTAATAACTGTGCTACAGCTTTTTCATCAAGCTTAGTTATATTAGCGTCTTTTAATTTGCTAACAATAAGCTTAACATTATCATCACTAGCGCTTGCTCCAACTTTTGTAAGTAGTTTTTTAACATTAGCTGAATTAACATTATGAGTTTTGACCATTTTATTAGCCATATCAACTATTTGACTTGTACTTACGCCATCAAGACTTTCTAGTGATTTGTGATTTTTTAATTGCTCCAAATAATTTTTAGTAACTTTAGAGTTTTTACCATATTTACTTGTAATCTTTCGTGTAAGACCAGCAATATGTTCTTTACTTAAGTTTTTACCTTTAACTACTTTACCTAAATCTCCAGCATTATCTATTGCTCTAGTAGCCTCTTTTAATGTAGCTGCAGTAGCAGATCTTCCAGCAGTAGCTTCCATACCTTTAGCCCATTTCCAACCTTTACCTGCTCCATATGGTGCCAAAGCTTTTGCTCCTTGCCTAATAGCTCCACTTGTCATTTGACCTACAGGCATTCTAGCTGGTATAGTAACTGCTAATTTACCTGCAGCTTTAGCAACATTTGCAGCACCTGCTAATCCTCTAGCACCTTGAATAGCTGAACCTAAACTAGCTACACCTTTCCCTATGGTAGGGGCTGCTGCACCGCCTGATGCAATTGTTAAACCAATAGCGGCAGCTATTTGAGCTAACGAACCACCTATTTTACCAACATTTGCTGCAGTTCTTGTAGATTCATCTGTGTATAATTTATCTGGTATAAACCCCATAGCAACAGAGTCTGCAACACCTCCTCCTAATGCTAGAGCTTGTTCAGCAAGAGAGGCTTCTGGGATTACTCTTTTAAAAGGCACTTGATATTGGGCAGCCATTTGCTCTAATTGCATAACCATACTATTAGACCAGTTCTTTGGGTTTCTACCATACGCTCTAATATAGCTTTGTATACGTTTTCTTTCTGCTTTGAGTTGTTTTACTTCAGCAGATTCGCCTGTCATTGAACTTCCGTAATTTCCAGTTATTGCCATATTACTCCCAATCCGAAGACTTCATTTCGTTTAACAATTTGTCTTCACCATCAAATTTGATATAAGCTTTTCCATCTTTAACATACACATCATAAACATCGTTACCTGTAGCATCATTTTCAGTTACAGTCCATCCTCCACCTGGATTTTGGTCTATCCATATAGTGTCTGATTTATCTCCACTCCAATCACCTTTTTCAGCATTTTTACCTGCTATAAGAGCTTGATGTAAAATATTTAATTGGTTATTATCAGTTGAATTTGCACCAGCTAATCCTTTAAACTCTATACCACCTCCCCAATTTTGCATATGCTGAGATAACTCTATATGATCTTCAGCTCCAAAACCTTTAGACATAGATAATACAGGGTCAGAGTCTTCAGTTCCAGCTAAAACTTCTGCATGTGTTTTTCCTGAATAAAGAGGGTCATTTGTTTGAAGTTTGTGAATATCCATACTCTGTTTAAGGCTTGGATTATTCTTTAAGAATGATTCTATGTCTTCTTCACTCATGCCTGACCTTATAAACTGTTTCTTTAGATTCAGTATATCATCAGTACCTATTGAAGTAGCAGAGTTTAATATTTCGTCTCTATCTGCTTTAGTAAGAATATTGTTTTGGTCACCAGTTAATATATTTGCCATATCAAAGGTTTTATTATAACTGTCTAATACACCTTGATTAACAACAAGATTGCCTTCTGGGTCAAATGAAGTTATAGGGCCTAAAGCTAATCTGCTAGTTTCATTAAACCTTATTTGACGTTCTTTCTCTATACGCCTAGCTTCTGCTTCTCTATATTCGTCTATTTTGATTTGATTTAAAGCAACTTCACCTTCAACCTTTTTCTTATAAGATTTTAACTTATCTGCTTCAAGTTGACGATTAAGTGTGCTGTCCATAGCATCACTAAGAATCCTGTGTCCTTCATATGTACCAAAATTAGCCATTACTTGTTATAAAACTCCTCAGCTGTCATAACATTTGAATCTTTATATCCACCTGGAAGTTTTCCACCAAACATTTTTTTATCCACGCCTGAATAAGCTTTTCTAAGTAGACCACCAAATGGTGAAAATTTCTTTTGCTCTTGAACTTGAGGATTGTAATCATATTCATAAGACTCTTGATCTGCTGCTTTACGTTCTTCATCAACAGCTAATCTATAGGCTTGTTCAGTTTTAGGACCAAACATTCCATCAGCTTTAACACCTAATCTTTTTTGCAAAGATTTGACTGATTCTGGGTCATTCATATCGAAATTAGTAACACTTCCCATGCCTGTTAAATTTCCTAAGGCTTGTTTAGTAGGAACGCCACCAGTATAAGCATCAGGAATATACCCTTCTTTACCAGCCCAGTAATCGTCGAACATAGGATGTTCTGATAAACCAGCAGTAGAAACTGCTGAAGTAACTCTCATTGGGTTATCTTGTATAAATTCTTGTGCATTACCTAAAGCTTCTTTAGTTGGTACCCCACCTGTCCATTTATCTGGTATCCATCCTTGATTGTCAGGGAAGTAACCTTCACCTGGACCTGCGCCTGTTATATTTTTAATTCCTCTTTGAAACCAATTTAAATCTTCTGCCATTATATCTCCTTTAACCGAATCTATTAAACGGTGAAGAATATACTGGTGTTTTCCAGCCTTCTGCGTCTTGAGTCATTCCTGTACGCCCTTCGCTTAATAAGTCCTCTTTGTTTGAAAGTTGTTCTTGCTCCAATAGTGTTCGAGCATTATCTTTATCTCTTAAAGCCACTGCCATTCTTGTCTTTGGTCCCATTCGCCCATCAGCACCTGTATCACCAACACTATAGCCCTGGTCAATTAATTCTTGTTGAGTTTTAACTGTATCTTCACTGTAATCTTCTACACTCTGGTCCATGCTATCTATAGTTATATCATTTGTTTCATTGATAGCATTTTGTGCTTGCATATCCGCATTTTCATTATTCATTCCAAGGCCAAGAAGTCCGCTAAAAAAGTTGCCCATTAAAATAACTCCGATACATTAACGTATAGTTTTCCATTCTTACCTTTTTTAACTGAATTTGGATGATTTCTTTGAACATCTTGAGCTATAATTCCAGTCTTCTTTTTATTTCTACCTTTGTAGTTGTAATTATATATACCTACAGATTTACCACTTTTAGTCTTAGCTGTACCAATCTTCTTAATATTCTCTTTCATATTAGCATCACAAAGCATCATTGCAGCAGGAGCCATTTCAGCTCCTTTTGACGCCATTTCAAAAGGCATACCTGCCATTTTAGTAACGTTACCAGCCATAGAGGCCATCCAGTTGTTTTTATTGTTTATATTTTGACCATAAGCAGATACTGCATTGTCTCTAACTTGCATATCGTTTGTAGTAACTTGGCTTAATAGGTTATTGCTTGTAGACATGTTGTTTCTAACAAAGTTTTCAAAGTTTGATTGAAGACTAACATTACTATCTTGTAGGTTATCTGCTACTGATGCATTTAATAAACCTGTTTGTCCACCCATACCAGACTTTAACATATTCATTTTATTGATTCTGTTTGCTGTATAAGTGTTGTCCTGAACAGCAGAGTTCATATTCCTAAAGTGATCCTGATTAAAGTCAGAATTAATATCCATAATGTCTTGTGAACGTTGATATAGTTCTGCATTATGTGGAGACGTACCCATGTCCATAACTTTTTGTGGATCTATCTCTTTGGGTTTTGCCATATATTGTGCTGCTAAGCCTAGTAGCATGTATCGAATACCCCCGTATACGTTAAAAGTGATACTTTAAACCATTATAATATAGTGTTGATATAACTACATTTACAAGGATTATTTAGTCTCTTTTTTAACTTTTTTATCTTTTTTAGGCACTGAAACAATACTCTCAAGTACTTCTAAAGCACCAGCGTACTTTAAGTATATCACTTTAGACTGTTCCATTTTTTCTTTTATTTCTTTAATGTGTGCTTCTGTTATTTCTGACATAGTTTCTCCTAATCACTTTCGTTATTTATTATGTTATTTCCTGCGTTTGTACTATTCACGGCTTGATTGCCTGAATATGCTGAGCTGTTTTGTGTAAAAAAACTAGCTGCTGCATAGCATTTTCTTGCGTTTTTAGCTACGTTAAATAAATTCTGACTAGTTGTATTGATTTTATATATTTTGCTATCAGAAACTAGTATATAAACCTTTTTAAATACTGTATTGCACTTATAAGGAAATAGTGCATTACCATTTAATATTGATGCTCTTAAATCTGCATTAAATATATCTAAACCCCAATCAGCGTTTGTTCCTGATGCAACTGCTCCATTTGATATATTGGTATCAGTTACAGTTCCTGTAGCTTGATCGCTTTGTAATCCTTTGAAAGCTTCTTCCCATCCGTATTTTTTCATAGCCACTATATCTGTACTACTATAGTCGCCTGAAAAGTTAGAATCTTCCACTTGTATTTGAGATGTTATATCATCTAGATAAGCCATTATGCGTCAACTTCCATTATTTGAATAATTCCACCAAAACAATGAGATTCCCAACTTAACTCTGATCTATTACCAGCTCTACCAGCAATCAACCATAAATTACTTACATTTGTACCAGGAGGGATTATTCCAAAAGATACAGACTTATTTAAATTTCCTTTAAGGTACGATGGTATATGATACCCGTTATACCTGTAGTGGTTATCATTGCTTGTATTTCCCCAACCTCTTACGTTATAATTATCATCTACCCATGTATGGTCATTATATCCTGCATCATAAGTGTCTTCATAGTGAATAAAGCAAAAATCATATTGATATTCGTCACCTCCGCCGTCACCGCCCCAAACACTGTCTGCATCACCACCAGCACCCCAGAAACGATACGACCTTACAGAGTTATTTGTCCAAGCATCGTTAGATGTTGAACCCCAACCTGTTTTATAAATATTAGGCTGAAATGTCCATATTAATTTTCTATTGTATGGAACAGTAGTTTTATCATAACCCCACCATACTGATATTTTATTTTCTTTAGTAATGAACCCTAAACCAGTGTTGCTTCCAAATGTGCTATGAACTGCGTAATCAAAATAATTTTCTCCAAATTGGATGTTTCCATTATTAACCCCATTTAGATTAACAGGGCCTCCCCAATGAAAACCTGAATAAATGATATTAGGATAAGCTAATGAACCTCTTCTTCTTAATCCATTATGATTTAGCGTAGTCCAATCATTCCACCCATGTTTAATTAACAACCCTTTTCTGTCTGCTGAAGCTCCCTGGTCACTATTAGATTGTGCTGCCCAAGAACCTATTATAATGTCGTCTTGACTAGCCGTTCCTTGATTAGCAATATTTTGACCTATATGTATACCTACATCATTTCCATAGCCAGGGGCTTCTATTTTAATATCAACATTATTTAATGTTAAATCTGTACCATCATATTCAAAGGATGCTGAATTACTACTGCTAGGATCTCCTAATGAAAAATAAGGTGTTCCTCCAGTACCTGCTCCTAACTTTACTCTCCATTGATTGCTGCTATAAAACCCTAAATAGTTTGGAGTTACGTAGAACCCTGTATTGCTTGGAGTATTGTCATTTGTCATCCAATCTAATGCACCAAGTATATCATTCTCAGTAATTTGTAAGTTTATATCAGCATTGCTTAAAGTTAATCCATAATTACCATCACCACCTTTTTGCCATACTAAGTTTGCATTTTGAATAACATCATTATTCCAGGTTATTCCATCTCCTAATGCAAATACCACTTCATTGTCATATCCAGTTCTTGGGTCTGAGCCTACAAAAAACTTTTTACTACTTCCTTTTTGATGAGTTATTGCTGTATTAAATACGCCTATACCCTCATCTGTAGCTTTCATACCTTTAAAAGGAGTGGTTAAATTCTCTTCACTACTTGTTATGTTTTGACCAACAACTAAACCATATTTATTTGTAGTATAACCTGCAGATCCATTTAAATTCCCTAATCTTACTACTTCAGGTATGTTCCATCCGCTATCATTAGCACCTCTAGCATGTATTGCTATATGAGGTCCACTGGAAGAATATATTCCACTAGTAGAGGTTATATCAATAAACCCATCTCCTTGTTGGTGTCCAAGGTTTACTATTGCCGTATCAATTTCCCAAGTATTACCAGCTGCTGGACCACTACCATCTGTATTTCTTTCAACAGTATACCTATATGCTCCTGCAGGTGTCTGACCATTATATTGAGTAATTTTCACAGCTTCTACTTGAGCAATCCCTCCTGGGGCAGTTTGTAAAAAAGCTATATCATTTACGTCAAATATATTATCTACAGTATCCATTGTGCTTGTATGCGGTGGGGGCTGTTCTCCTACTGATGCTGGTTCTAATTGTGAAAATAATTTAGTAGTTGGTGCTACCATTATTCTACCACCTATAGTAGCCATAACATCTTGAGCCACAAGATTTTCTACTACAAGCTCTCCAGCATGTATAGCTTTCCATTTTTTAGATAAACTTCCTAAATCAGTAGTTATAGTACTTTCTGGATCTACACCATTTGCATTAATTACTATTCCAGCATTTGATGTTAATGTAGCTGTTCCTGAACTACCTACAGATATATCCAGTTTATTAGTATCGTTATATCTTAAAGATAATTGCTGTCCTCCAGGGTGTTTTATAATAGTATTATTATTTGCAGTTAATAGGCCATTTATAGTTGTTGTATAAGAATCTGTAAATAAAGAACCTGTATCGGCTTGATTAAGTATTACATTCCCATCTATATTTGCATTTCCGTTTCCGTCTTCAGTTGCAGCATAATCAACTATTAAATCACCAGTTATTTTAAGATCACCGTTTACTTCAATAGCTAAATTATCATTACCTGTATTAAAGTATTGTCTAGCTGTCCACTCATATGTTACTCCAGTGTTTAATTCATGGACATGATCGCTCCTGGCTGCTGTAGTTGCTCCTCCTTGTGAAGCGGTATTACTTACTGTTGCTGTAGTTGGTATATCAGCTAATGTAAAGTGAATACTTGTATCTGCAATATGGGTTTCATATGATACATGAGTATGGTTTCCTACAGCAACCTGATTTTCAGAATCTCCTACATCTCCATTGCTATTAAGATTCTCAAAGGTTACCCCGTCTTTAGTTATGTATGACCCTCCATCTGCTACATAAGAAACAGCAACTTGATCTTGCTCTGGTAGCTCTGGGTCAATTAAATCTACACCTAATCTTCCTGACGCCCAACTATCTCCAAATTTTCCACTGATAAAATAACCTATAGAACCATCTGATGCAGTTTTTTGAGATAATCTAACATCACCTTCTTTTCCATCAGATGGAGTATTTGATGCTGCTATTGGTACTTTATTAACTGATTTATAAAGTTCGTTAATTTCGTCAAAAACTTTATTTATTGCGGATTGAACTATAGGGTCTTCAACATTTGGGGCAGTTTTATTCGAAGAGCCTATCTCATTTCTTTTTCTTGAAATATCTCTAGCCATTATTACGTCTTAACTCTTCTAGGTCTATATATTATACTAATAGCGTCAAGTTCTACAAGCATGTTAGTTAAACTTAATTGTATAAAACTTGCTTTTTTAGATGGACCTTTTAATTTTATTTTAACTGTACTATCTTCAATACTTAAAGTAGTAGATGCAGTAGTACCGTTTTCATTTACATATATCTGAAGGAAGCCAAAAATTGTTTCTCCAGGAGTTTTCATTCCATTATATAAATTTGTAGCATCTTGAACATTATTGCACTTAAGATGAACTGCGTAAAAGGTTTTATCTTGGCTTGCTGCGTTAAAGTCAAATTTCTTACTTTTCCAACTCCATTTTGACCTTTCTACTCCTTTGCCTATTTCAAATAATTTATTATCTCCACTGATATAAGAGTCATTTCGGTTTCCACTAAAAACTCCTACAGGCTCATTTATATCAACTAAGTCTAATCTTTTTCTAGACAAATTAAATTTCCAAGCACCATTATAAGCTGGAAAATCATCGTCTGTTTTATGTTTATCTTGAAAGCAATAGTATACAGTCAATGTTCTTGGGTCATATAAAACTTTTGGGGGAACATTGTGGTTTATATTTTGCCAAGCATGTTGCTGCCATTGTGGATCTGTTAATGCATTTACATTTATTATATCTGTTTCATCAGTTGCTTGAGAAGCTGTTAAAATAGGCATCCCTATATTTTCAGCTCTTTGTCCATTATGCCAATATAATCCTTGGTAATCGCAGAAAAATAGACCCATATCTGTTACGATAAATGAGTCTTGACTGATACAGCCAATGCCTTCAAAAGTATCTTCCAATACCAAATTATCTAAACTTATTCTGTACATATTATTTAAATCAAAAGCATATATCTTGCCAGAAAACCAAGTAATAGCTGTAGGTTTAGTTGGAAGTATTGCAAAGTTTTTAGGCCAATTAAATACTGAAAATGCATCTGGTTCAGATTTTAATATAAAGTTTTGACCTTGTTTTAATTCTTTGTGATAACAATCTGCTACAACTAAATGTCCTTGAGCAACAGTTGATAACTTGTAATTTATAGAAGTATCTTCTATTAACTCAGAGACACCATTTATTGCTTCGTATGTAGCTCCAGAGTTTCCTTCGTCAATAACAGTTTTTTTATAAACATCTTTATCAGAATCGTAAGCCCATCCTTTAGATAAACTTATTTCTTGTACCATTTTATAGTATTCATTAGCATTAGACTTTCTGTATAATACTATATCGCTTACTCTTCTTGGAGGTACGTTCATTTCTATATTAATAAGCACAGTTTTGTGATTATATATTGGTTCAGGGTCTAACGTAAATTCAAAGTTTGATAAAGGTCCTTCTTGAAATCCATCATAAAGCATTGATAGTTTATAATAATATTTAGTTCCTGCCATAAATGGAGCTGCCGCATAAACTGTTGGGTTTTGACTAATTTCTTCTGTTACTTGCTCTGCATATTCAGGAATTAATCCAAAGCCTAATTCTCCTGCATTTGCTTTAAAATAATATGTACCATAGTTATTGTCTGTTTGATACCCAGCACCAGAAGATGCGGTTGTCCACGTATTTTGAGCTTGGTTTAAATCTAAAAGTCCAGAACTAGTTGTAGTAGTTGTAGGTACCATAAAATACTGACCATTATTGTCTTTATCTTGAATACTTGCGCTACCAAGTCCTTTTACTTTCACTGGATTAACAGTGTTAACACCAGTATACATTATCTTTTGTTTAGAACGATCTCCATAAACCGTACTCCATCTACTTATGTAAGTGTCTGTAGGAATCATTTCATCAGTTATTGCACTGGTAACAAAATAGTCGGTATTTGAATAATTTTTACCAGGACCTCTCAATCTATCATTTATATCGCCAGGCCTTAGTGTAATGCTAGTATTTGTGTCTGTTGACGCTGAAGATAATGTCTCTAATTCAACCATTAAATTATTATACATAGCAAATTGCCTAGCACTCTCATAAGTTGAAGAATTTGCGCCTCTCCCACTACTATAACAGCCATATCTCCATGCAAATTTCATTGGTCTTTTTACAGTAGTTGCATCGTCCCATTGAATAGTATCTGTTTCCCATTGGCTTCCCCAGCTAGAATTATCAGCACCATTAATATATGCAAATCCAGTAGATTGATTTAATACTGTAGTACTAAAGTCTCCTGTATTTATATCAAGTTCTTCAATTCTTTTATGTGAGCTATGATTCCACCCAGCGTCGTATTCATAAGGAACACATCTTTGTGCAACCCCATATGTTTGTCTATCTGTAGAAAATACCATCATCTCTGATACGTTTTTAATTACAGGTTCTGTTTTATTATAGTAATAATGCCTTCTTTTATAAGTAAGCCAACTTTGGTAGTCTTTTTTCTTTTTATGGACTCTTATATTGCTATCTATTCTTTTTCCATCAATAAATACTTGACAGCCAACTTCTCCATTAGAGTTTTCGTCACCAGCAAGATTTACAATTCCACCAACAATGGTTTGTATTGCAACTGTTTCAAAACCATGTGTTTCACCTATTAAAGCTGAATCCCATCTATTTTTTATTTCAACTCTAGGATTTGTGCTAGTTCTTTGATTTCCATATATCCCTAGTTTTGTGTAACCAGGAGTATACTGAGAATCGCCTCCACTTAATAAACCTCCAGTACTTTCGGCATAATTTTTATTCCAGTTTCCTGTATCAGGTTCAACAGTTTCCCATGTAGTTCCGCCATCTGTTGATATTTCTCTAGGGTATAATCCATGCTTTTTATCTTTTGTAAAGCCCAGTATATCAATATTTCTCCATTTTATATAATTCGCATAATTACCCCAAGGAAGGCTTTGCCCTATCCAACTTTCACTAGATAGTCCAGAAAAATCGCAACATTCTTCAGAGGCATACCAATCATGGCCTGCATTTCTATAGTCATTACCAAAGTTTTTTAATTTTACAACTGGAGGAGTAATTGGCTTTGCATTTACTGTAATCTGGTCTATAAGTGTAGTTGTTTGATTTAATACAGTGTCTATGTCAAATGTATATAAGTACTCTTCATCAAAACTAAAACCAGAGTTATGCCCGTATTGTATATATACTTGACCATTTTTTTCGTATATATCATTAATATAAGAACCACCTTTTGGAGGTCTATTAATTAAATCACCACTATCTAATGCCGAAATTTGCGCTAACTTAGAGTCTATTTCTATATAATGAGTTAAGTCTATTTCACCAAAATCATGATGTAGGAAAGATTCAGGCTCATCATTTGAATTATAGTGATAATAAAGGCCTATAACGCCTATAGAATTAGGCTTATTAGCTTTTCCTACTAATACATAAGTAGCGTAATCTGCATCATGACCTGCAAATGTAGAGTTGTCATTAGAGCTATCCCAACTATTTATGATAGGCCTAAGATCTCCTCCAGCTTTCATGTGTTCATGTATATGCTTAGAAGACCCAACAGCAGTAATAATTTCTCCTAAACTCTCAGTTTTATGCTGCTTTCCTACAAACTTTCCATCATTAGTTTGATTTGATGTGTGTCTAAAGTTTACACCATATAAATGTCTTTTGTCGTTTGATATAGCAACTGCAAACTTTAAAGACTCTCTATTACTAGAAGCTCCTGAATGAGGTAATTCTAAATAGGATAAGGAAAATATTGCATTTCCATCATCAATAGATTTTACTCTAGCATCTTCTAAATGATAACCATCTATTTGTGTACCAAATTGAGAATGATTTATTCTTCCAAGCCATTGTGATTTTGATGTAGTCGTTGAGCCTGTTCCAATATATACTGCATTTGGGCCCTTTCCTAATGAGACACTTTCTGGGTATCCAGAATTAGATGAGTTTACAAATCCTCCATTAACAGGTTCTGTAATATTTCTAGGACCATTTTCTTGATAAAAATCTTGAATGACTTTCATTTTATATTCTGGAGGGTTTATAGTAGTGTCTTTATTATAAAAAGCTACATCTGTTGTTACTTTTGTAGAGTTCTCATCTTTTCTATCTATTAGACTAAAATTTCTACCATTAATTTCAAAGTAGCTAGAGTCGTCAAATATCTGAAGATTAGACTTAGCCCCCCCAATAGTAACATGATATTTAATATTCGCTGGACTTTCAACTTGAGAAACATATGTTACTTCTATAATATTCCAGTTATCAATAGCTTTAATTGCATCTCCAGCAGTGTGTGTTGTAGCAGTAGTACCATTATGACCTCTTTCTACATTTAAAGTAAAGCCTTCTGAGTTTTCAGGATCTACTATACTACTTATAAATAATTCTTCGCTTGAGTTACCTATTCTTATAACATCTTCTGTGTTAAAATGTGCAGGATTTGGGCTTCCAGTACTAAATACAATAGCTGTTTCACTAGTATTTAAATTTGCTGGGAGGTCTTCACCTGTATCAATATATGCCCCACTGGTCCATCCTGTAGTTGAACTATAATAACCAGACTTTAGCTCTGCTTTTTCAATGTATTTATTAGCTTGTAAATTACTAGCAAAGCTTTTTCTTAATTGCTTTTGTGTAAATGCTGTAGCGTTGCCATCTATAGTGCCACAATCTTTAGTTACTGTGTCTTCAAAAATACTAGCACTATAAACTAATGTTGTATTTAAAACAATATCATGCCCTAAGTATATTTTGTATTGATTAGAAGTATCACCACTTCTAAGAGGTATATTGGTTCTGATACCTTTTAGTTTACCTTCTTCATCTAAAGACTCTATATTTTTACTATATACAGGCGATTCATTGCCTACATCTGAAGCAGAAGCCGATGAGTTTGTTCCCTCAATAAAATTTCTTAATTCTAATCTTTCTTTTGGCATTTATCTCTTTTTTAATAAGTTAGTTACTATTTTAACCAATGCATCATAAGAAGCACTCATTTTTTTAACTTCTAGTTGCAATTTCTTTTGTTGGTTTATTAATTGTATTATTATTCCTTCTAGTCTTGTAAACTGCTGATTTATGTCTTTTGTTAAGTCGTCTTGTATATACTTGTTCTGTTTCCATATGAAATAGCCGAACGCTATAGCTACCGCTACAGGAACCCCAAACGTTTCTATTATGGCCATTATATCCATTACTACCCTTCGATAAGCTTACCATCTACTATTGCCTTACCGTTTTTTATTTCAACTATATCTACAAAACTATTAGGACCATGATATGTTACAATAGCAAATGCATGTTTCCAGTTCATAGGCCGACCTCCTACAAAACCATTGACTTCAGGACTTAAATCTTTTAAACAGCCTATACTATAAGCTGTAATCGGTCCCTTTGCACTTTTATCTGAGTAAACCTGAACATCGTGATGATGACCATACATAATGTTTTGTTTGTATTGCCTACAATGATTACTAGCATGATTCATTCCGCTATAATTATGACCGTGGTAATAGCTCATATCACCTATTTCTAGGAGCTTTCCTAGTGCCTTTACCTCAAACCCTCGGTCTACCAATTTTAGTGCTTTGTTTAGCCCATATTGGTCTAAATAAGGGTATTCTTCTACAAAATACTCTAACCATTGATCATGATTGCCAGTAATAAAGTGTTTTTCTTTTACATTAGCTTTATCTAATGATTCATCTATTTGGTCCATCCCTTTATTTACATCTTCAATCTCTTGTATTATATCTGGCAAATAATACTCTAAAGGTGGCTTTATTTTTCTTTTCCACTGCCAATGACTACAACTTCCCCATTCTCCACTGTCTCCTAAATCAATATATGCATCAGGCTTTACTTCTTCTATTGCCTTACATACAACGTTAATTGCTTTCTTATCGTGTAAAGGAAAATGCTTGTCTGGCGTTACTATATATTTCTTCAATTCAGCTCTCCATCTGTTATACCCCAATCATTTGGATTAGTCCAGTATTGGCTGCACATTTCAAGTAGTATTTCTGTTTCTTCTTTGTCCTTGGTTAAGTATAATGCTTCACAGGAGTCGCACATCCAAAACAATGGTTCAACTCCTGATCCAAGCACATCCATACTAACTAACTTTTCTGACTTACAATGTTTACATTTTTTAGGCATTGTTTTGTAAACCTTATTATCATTAACGCCTATTTCTTCTAAACGGCTTCTGCCTTCCTGTATTACTAGGTCAGCATATACCGTAAACTCTGTAACCTTTGGTTCTGTCATCTTTTTATTTAAGCGCCTTCTTAACTTTAGCCCAAATTTTATCATCTAGTTTGTTTTTGCTACTCTTAACAAGTAAATCACCGAGGCCAGTTACTATCTTTTTCTTTACTTTTTCGCTAATAACTTTTTTAAGTATTTTACCTGCTATTAATTTCCCTAACACTACTTAAGGATTTCTGCTTTAACTATATCTTCTACAGAGTCATAGATTGCTGTAAGAATCTTTTCTTCTGTTTTTTCAGATATAATAGGAATGTCAACGTTGTCATTTAATGCTTTAATGATTTTTACCTTCATTTCGTCATTAAATAAGTAGTCTGCTATAATTTCCTTCATCGTACCTCCTTGTATATTTTAATAAGCATAAATACTAATGTTGATAGTGCTGCAAGTGCACTAAACACTGGTGGGACCCATTCTGTCCAGTGTAACATCTGCGCTGTAGTGGATCCCGCAATGCCTACAGCTGATGTTTTTAATGTATCTATCATTTTTTAGCCTTTGTTAACGCTTGAGATAATGTGTAGATAGCACCATTTGACAATCTTACACTAGTATCTAATGTTGCAGCACCTGTTTTTGAATTAACAGTTACTGAGTTTGTAATTTGTGCAGTGACTTTATTTACATTCGTATACACACCTGTTGCTCTACCTGCAACTAGATTATCTATCTGTGTTGCTTGAGTTGTAGATATGCCAGTCTTTGCTGTATTGGCTGTAATTGCACTTGCTTGTGCTGTTGTTATGCCAGTCTTTGCTGTGTTTGCAGTTATAGCACTTTCTTGACTACTTGTTATACCCTTTTTAGCTGTATTTACTGCTACAGTAGAGGTTAATGTAGATAAGTCTTTTATAGATGTATTGTTTCTATCTATGGCTATATCAAGAGATTCAAATATCTCTTTTATCATTGCACCATTAACAGTGGTCTCCATATCTGTTTTTTCATCTACCGACTTATCATGTTTATCTTGATCTGCCATTATGTTAGGTCCTCCTCAAATTCTAAATGAAATACACCTTCTATCATATATTGTGATGATGTTGTTAAAGCATAGTCTCTACACATCATAGGTATCAATATATCTCCTTCACTCATAGCAACAGATATTCCTGATTCACCCATACTATTGTAGCAGTTACCTGTCCAAGCTGTTGTTACTCGATTACTAACTAATGAAATAGCTTGGGTACCGTTATCATTGTCCCAGGTAATTGCGTTAGTGTTTTTCTTTAAATCCAGTATTAAATCACCACTATTGGTAGTAGCCATATTTCCATAAAGCTTATATCCAGTAAGAGTCATATCTCTTGGAACCACTATACAAGGATTATAAGTATCATACCATATAGTTCTTGAGTCTGCACCAACTGCACTACTATTCCAGTTGTAATAAGCAGGTCCATATGTTGTACTTGGATGATACCATCTTCTTCTTGAAGAACCTATCGCACTAGTATAAGCTGATGTATACCACCGCATACTCCATTGCATATCAACTTTTTGTTTTAATCCAGATATATTACTATTTTTATAATCTGCATCATCTGCTGTTGTTATTACTTTTTTCCAATTAGCCATTATATCTCGGTAGTTTTACCCATTAACTGTTTATGCAACTTTGTAATCTTTTCAATAGTGCTCCATGCTAACTTAGCTTGGACTATTGGAACCTCTATTTTACTTAATATGTTTATCAAGAAATCGGTTTCCTCAATGTTGAAGGAAATGCGCTCAGGTTTTTCCCCAAGCGCTTTCCCATTGTTTTGAATTATCGGCACTTACTAGCCTCCACCAGTATTAGTGTATGAACTTGTACATACATAAAGTGTATCGGCACTGTTATCCCAATAAAAGGTTCCTTCTCCAACAGCTTTAGTTGCTACACTTGGAACACCATTACCAGTTTTGAATCCCATTAGGTGATAATCATTAGCAGCACTTTGAGCCTCACCAGTGGTTGCTACCATCCAACCAGTACCAATTCTACCATCAACGTTGGTACTAACTGTATCATCATACCAATATAGTTTAGGCTCAATAGTTTGGCCTGTATTAATTACTATACCAGAACCATCCGAAGCAGCTTCTGTAGTTGCACCAACTGATAGTGTTATAGTTTTATCAACTAAATTAGAGTTTGTCTGCGATACAGTATCAATAGTACCAGTAACAGTTAGATTACCTGTAATTTCCATATCTTTTGCAGAGAAATCTTCAAGTGTATCACCATTGATTGCAGCTCTTTGATCAAGCTGTTGCTGTATTCCAGAAGTAACGCCATTTAAGTAACCATATTCTGTATTACTTACATTTCCATTACCACCAACCAAAGTAGCACTTAACCTGTTTCCTGAATCTATTGCTTGATGAGCATCAATTACTGTTCTCATTTCTGCAGCTGTAATTCCAGTTTTTAATGCTGGTGTACCACTATTGTCATAAACTGCAGCATTACCACTATCTCCAGTTGGAGTTGTGTCATTCATATCATCTACAACTAAATCTAGTGTACCATCACCATCTTGATATGTAGCAGTTATTCTTGTTTCTGTATTGCCAGAGAACATAGCACCAACTATGTCTTGGACTGCTTCAGTTGTTAACTGAGTGTTTGTGTCTGTCGGAGTGGCCCAAGTTCCGTCTTTTTTTAAAAACGTTGAACCTGATCCACCCCCTAGGTCTGCAACTGTAACGCTACTATTCTTATAATCAGAATCGTCAGCAGCTGTAATAACCTTTTGCCATATAGCCATTTATTAGTCTCCTTTTATTTAGGGTGTCGGGTTTTCATTATCAATCAACACGTAAAGCTCTCCACCAGTTTTCACAATATCACCTATTGCATATCCTGCAAAGTTTGGTAGCCCACCTAGATTATTCAATTTCAAAGCAGGCATAACTAGGCTTCCAACCCCATTTTCAGTGAGCTCTAACATTGTTGTATTGTTGTACTTAAAGGTTAAACTGGCACTAGTCCCTCCGATAGTAGAAATAGTCCATTTATTGTTTAACGAAAAATTTGACGTAGTATCTGTAACATTAAATATTTGAAAGTTAGGCGTTGACTGAAAAGTTGTTGCCCCACTTCTAGTAAATGATGTTGTTTGTCCTATATTATCTCTGGTAAATGCCATTAATAATCCACTGGTTTAATATATCCGCCAGATACTTTGTTTCGAGAAGCGTACTTTTTACCTTCTCTTACTTGTTCAGCATATAATGCGTCATAATATTGTGCTAATTGTAAATTAAATCCATCTCCTGGAAGCCTATAAAGTTCTGCTATAACTTTAAATCCTAATGCTTCATGAAATTGATCTGGAAGTTCACTTGATTTAGTTAAATCTGGATCAAATGGTATAGGTCTTGATGTATATTCAAGTCTAAGCGTAGCTCCACTAATGCTGGGGGAAATATATTTATCAGTTCCATCTATATTGGACTCATTCTTTTCAACAATTCCAATCCTATTCCCATTAACAAACCAAAAAAACTTATCTATAGTTTCATTTATATTAACCACTAAAGTCTCCTTTCTTTGGCCTATCTATCATTCTTCTAATTTCCACCTCATTAACTTCAACTCTTTTAATTTCTAACACTTCTGGAGGTAAACTATAATATCTTTGACCTGCAACCAATGTATCTGTATTATCAGAACCTACATGAATAATTTTAGTTTTTGCTGCAAAGTCATCTTGCGCTCTATTTAAAGCTTTTCTTATTTGTGTTTCTCCAGCGTGTGAATGATGTTGTTGTATTGTCTCTATTAATTCTTTTTGTGTCATTACTAGTTCTCTCCAAATTTTTCACTTAATTGACCAACTTCAGTCTGAATCATTTCAGAGAGAATTTGAGCTTCGCTACTTAGTACTGTCACTAATTCACTATCTTCTTCTTGGACTGCTGCATTAGCAATTATTTCAACTAAAAATGAATGAGCTATTTTTTTAATTACTAATCCTTCTAGCTCTTCAGGTAAAGTTTTATGAGTCTGTTGTACCCCGTAAGAATCAGGTAATGGGAAATCCTCTAAAGCTCCAGTTCCAGTACCTACTTCCGTTGATGTAAATATATGCCTTTTAATTGCATAAACTTGTAATGCACTACTTCCATTGGGCATATAAGCATCTGCCCCAGTATTTGTCCATCCAGTTGTGATAGGAGCAGTTTTGATTAACTGAATTCCTGCTACATTTTCATACCAATACACTGGACTATTATCTGTTGCAAAGTATATGCTTTCTGTATCTAAAGATCTTTTACTATTTTCTAAACTAATTCTTTTGCATGGTTTTGTTATAAACCTTACTGTACTTAAAGTAGCCCCGTCCATAATATGATTAGCTGCAGTTCTAAACACTAATAACTCTCTTTTTTCATCAAGATTAAAATCTGCTGGTAAAGATGTATCAGGATCAGTGTTTGTTACTAACGATTCTGGGTTGATAGGAGGATGTAAATTTGAAAGTATTAACCTAGGTGGTAATAAAGACAAAGCTTCCCAGTATCCTCTTGAGAATACGTCTTCTGGGTTACTAATGCCGTCTAAAAACGTAGCGTTGTCTTGTCCTAGTTGTGATAATACTCTTTGCTTTAAATTCATTTTTCCTCTTTAATGGTGCCCCCAGCGTTAACCAGGGGCACATTGTTTAGACCTTATTGATTATGAAGATGTGTGAAAATCAATAACAGCGTGAGTCTCAGGTAATAATACCTCAAGACCTGCTTCAGTGATAATCATATCTTTTCTACCATCAATGTCATTTTCTTGAACATTAGTTTCAACGAATGTATCTCTAGAGATTCCGTTACCTGCTAATGGTCTTAATGAAACGTTAGATAGGTCGATACATACTGCTTTATCTTCCATATCGTGTCTCATTAATGGGTGAGCTACGAAATTCATAGAACCCCAAGAAGTTGATATAGATGTCACATCAATTGGCATAAAGCTAGATGTTTTCACGTCTAGGTTAGCACTAAACACATCTTTAAGATTTCCACTTAGAGATTTGTCCAAGAATCCACCAGAACCCATTTTGTGTAACTGATTGATTACTTTTCTAGATGTTAAACATAACTTCTGTCCACTATTTCCAGACTCATAACTCATGAAATCATCCATTACGTTAGTAAGTCCATCATATGTGAAATCACCTTCATAGTCATAAACACCGTTAGCTCCGTCAACTGAACTACCAGCTGTGAAATCTAACTTATAACGTTTACCACCTTTATTTTCGATGAATGGTATAGCACCCCAAGATGTTCTTTCATCTTGTGTATTATATTTACCATAACCGAATAAGAAAGCGTGCTCTAAGTCCATTTTGTGAGCTTTTAAGTGTTCTGCGTAAATACGTTTCCACTCATTAGCATAACCTCTGTACTTAGTAGCCATTGTTGAACCAGACATTAAAGGAACTGCTGTTTTGAATATCTGAGAAAAGAACTCAACGTTAGTAAGTTCATCTCTGAATCCATCAGGAGCACCAGATGCCTCAGCCCATTGTGATCCAATTACTTGACCTTTTAATACTTCATCAGCTGTTCCAGTATAAGCAGTAGAAAAATCTTCTACTTTTACTATCTTAGCTAAAGGTATTTTTGCGTAACCTTTGTCAGTAGTTGAAGCAGCTGCTAATGTTGAAGCAATCTCGTGATCAGTTGCTGACTCTGTGTAATAACTTACATCAGAAGCAGCGCCTTCAAACTTATACGCTACACCATTTAGTCTTAAGATTTGACCTGGTACAAGAAAAATAGGAGCATATTGCTTAGCGCTATCTTGCTGACCCATTTTATTGTAATCACACCATATTTTAAGACCTGCTGTTTCTGCTTCATCTACAGATTCATCGCCTGTAGCACTTGTTGCAGCTTCTACCATAAATGAGAAGTTACGTCTTTGCCATTGGTTACGATATTCCAAAGGCTTCCAAACTGTTTCATCGATAGGTTTTTTACCGATTTTAGATAAATAAGAGAAGAAAATTGATTCTTGAGGAGCTAATTCTGCTACTTTATCACCAATTCCAAACGTTCTTCTGACATTATCTATGCTCACATCACCTGTCCATGTTTGGCCAGCTGTCTGAGTCTTTATTAATCCATTAGGATATTCTGCCATTATTATTCCCTCCTAGAGAATGTTTGTATTGTTATCTGAGTTTACAATCGCATCCATAAAGTTATCCGTTGGATCAGAAGGGGCATTAGACTGAGCAGGTTGAACTCCCATAGGTTGAGGAACTGATTGAGCACGTTGTACTTGTCTAAATGAATTACTAGCAGGAACTGTCTTTTGAGGAGCAGCTTGTTGAACATTTGCTACACCTTTTTTCCATTTATAATAACCTACTAAATCATCCATATTTATAGATTTAGGGTCGTTCATAGTCGTAATAAAATCGTCTAAGTTTTCTCCTAAATCATAATTAGAGCCAACATATTGCCTAACATTGTTCATCTCTTGCTGTTGAGCTACTGCTTTTTGTCTATCTTCCTCTATATTCTCTAACTTTTCTAACTTTTTGTTATACGATTCGCGCATTGTAGCTATCTCATATTGAGAAGCAAGAGAATTATATTGCATCATATCATCTCTCCACTTTTCAACATCATCTAAAAACTTTGCGCTATCTGAAGTAGGATCAGCTATCGCCTCATCTCTCGAGAAACCCCTAGGTTGCTCAGGTTTAGCAGGTGGAGGAGGAAACTCCTCTTGCTCCTGACTTGTTGGTGCAGCTTCCGCTGGTGCCTTACCACCTGGCGTTATACTTTGCACGGCCTCTGGGTTAGATCTTAAATAGTCAACCATAGGTTGGTATTGTTTAACCTCATCTAACTGATTTTTAAGTTTAGCAGCTTCTGACTGCCAATACTGATACCTTACTTGTTCATTATTATCAGGAGTTACTTCATTTTGAGTAAAATCCTGATTAGGAGCTGAAACGGTAGGTGATGGTGCTTCATTTTCTTGAGGTACAACATCTTTGTCCATTACAGGTAATCCCATTGCTTGTTCAAATGAGTTATCAGCGTTTTGTAACGATTCTTGGGTGTCCACTATTTCCTGCTCAAATGCAGGGGCTTGTGGAGCCATATTCTCATTAGCTTCCATTATTATTTCCTCTTACTTTTAGACTGCTTCTTAGATGCGGAAGAAGGTGAGTCTTTTTGTTTGTCTTTAATTGCATCTTGAGCGTCTTTTCTTAACATAGATAAGTTGTCATCTAATCTTTTTTCAAATAAAGTACCAGCCATTTTAGACTTGTTCTTAACTTGGTCTAAATCAGATTTAAACTTCTCGACTTCAACTTTCTGTTTAAGGTGAACATTCTCTCTTTCAAGAGTCTGCATGTCTCCACCCATCTTCTTGAGCTGTTTACCAAGTTGTTCAACTTGTGAAGTAAGTTGTTCGATTGTATCTGTTCTTTTAAGTACGCCCTCCATATCGAAAACTTCTGTTTTCTTAAGCACTTCTGCTTTATCGATAATACCTTTACTGTATGCATCCATATAAAATTCGAGTTCCGCATATCTATTACTTGGAAGTGTCGAACCTGATACGTATACAACATCATATTTGCCTACGGTAATATCGTTTGCTATCTTGATTTCATTAGTTTTGTCATCATATAGCTTTTTATTTACTGCAAATTCTGTTAATGAGTTATTAGGGTTAACAACTCTAAATATTTTTTCTTCTTGATATAACTCTTGCATCATTTGAATAGCTACTTTTGCTACTCTTTGCAAAGAACCTTCTATATCAGCTAGTTTTGATTTAATCTTTCTTTGACCAAATTCATCAAGTGATATAGTGGCTTTATAAGTTTGTGGGGCAGCCTGAGAGTTACCCATCATCATTTCGTAGAGTCCAAGCTGGTGATCTATGTCGTTTTTGGCCGTCTGCTCGTTATTGTACAACTCGTTAGGAAGAGGAGCTGGACTAGCAACTACTGGTTGCCCCAAGTCAAAATCTACCTCAATACCAACACCAGGTTGTGCCCATTTTTCTTCAAATTCACGCATATCTACAGAACCAGAAGGAACTAAAACCTTCATATTAGTTGCTGTTGTAGCATGAGCTATGATTAATGACCTAGTTTTGTTTATATAATCTTGTAAACCTTTTACCATTCTTACATCTGACATAGGATATGGTGTTCTAGTGTGAAGATTAACAATTGGTACTATAGGATAATTACTAGTTGGTAATATCCTTGAGTAGATATGAGTGTCTCCCATTACTACGCATTGCTTTACTTGCTTTATTTGAACTGGTACTGCCTCAATCATCTTTTGTGCTATTAAACCAGCTTTAGATGTGATTTCAATACCTGGAATATTTACAACTTGTCCTGCTTGAATCATTGCATTCTCTTTAGCGTCTGAGATTTGCTTATCTATAGCCTCTCTTAAATTGCCAAGTTCTAATTCCATTCTGTCAGGAAGCATATTGCCTACTTGAACTTGCTCCATAAACTGCTTTTCTTGTTCCATATACTGAACTTCAAGTTCTTCTGACATACGATGTATATCTTCTTCAATCATTTTAAGGTTTTTATCAAGCATCTCTTGTTTCATTTGAGACTGCTGCTCTTCTAATTTCTTTATATTATCAGAACCTTCTATGATTTTTCCATTAAGAACACCTACTTCTTGACCAATGTATTGTTGAAACTCTTCTTCATTAAATCGGTATTCTTTGCCAGTATATGTCTCATGAACCCTGTACATATTAATTTGCACTTTGTAATAACGTTCATAACCTCTTACATATTCATGGTCACCTTCTGCTAATGTATCAATATCTCCAGGAAATGTTACTCCTGTATCGTCGCTACGACCTGTTATTATACTATCACTATCATAAGAACTAGAGGCTGCATCAATTGCTTGTTTATATTGGGGATATAAAGATTTGGCCTGTTCTTTTGTGAAGTTTCTAGATATAATAATATTTTCTGCATCATCAAAAAATGGATCTCTAGAATTAGGATCAACATAGACGTCCATTGGATCTACATTATTAAAACAAACATCACCCTTTCCATCGTCTTTTAAAGGGTCTTGATATACTTGTAAATAACCTAATCCCGTAACATAATAATCATCAATAGCTTGTCTTATTTGAGTCCTACCATCTGATTGGTCATACATATAAGTAAGTAAATTATTGAGAACATTAGCAACTTTTGTATCACTATCTTCTCTAGGGGATACTTTAAATGAAGGTCTGTTTGCAGTTAGTAAAGCTTTTGCTGTTTCTACAGCAGGATGTATACGATTAACAACAACAGGGGCTTGACCTCTGCCTTCTAGTACCTTAATCTGTTCCGTTGTCCATTGTTTACCAAGTCTGTATTCTTGGTCTTCTCTAGCTTGAGTTTCCCAGACATCTCTTTTTCTCTTGTATAAATCAAATAAACGCTTGGTTGAATCTGCTATCGACTCTTGGTTTTCTGGACCGTCGTAATCTGCCACTAACTTAATACCCCCATATTATTGCATAGTCGTATGCATCATAATATAAGCACTATAGGGTCATCCAATCAAGAACTTTCTTTAACTTACTGCCTTTATCTTCAGCATTAAGTGATTTTAGCTTTGCTGGTCTTGCTCCTTCCAACGAAGTCCATATTGCATCCATAACATCGTCATGTTTACCTTTTGGATAAGATAAAAACTCAGCTTGCGCTTCAGTATCTTGACTTCTAAAGAAAAATTCACCTTTAGCAAACATAGGGACTAAAGATAAAAGTCGCTCAGATTTACGAGTACGTGGCTTTACACCTTTTTCAAGCCCTGGAATATACAGATTTTCTTCTAGCATTCTTTTTTTACATGCTGCTCTTAAAGCTTCCTGATATGCAACTGTTTCTATCTTCATTTTTTTATGTCGATACTTTTTAAACTTTTCTATTATTAAATCAGGCTGCTCTGCTGGGGATATATGCTTTCTATATATATCTAAAACATATTTATTACCAGCATGATCAATACCAATTGTAGCTATAACAAAAAAGTCAGCTCTTGCTGATAATGAAGATGCAGGGTCTACTCCTCCATAGACCTCTATCGGGATAGTTTCTTTACCACTTCCCGTCTCTTTTACCAAACAAGGTTGTCCTTCTATTCGCTCAAAATCATATTGATGTAATTTTATCCATTCTGGTTTAAAAGGAGCTTCATCTGGGGATTGAGCTATATTCATGTACTCTTGATAGAATCCATTTATATTACCTACAGATGCATATTCTTCTTTTATACCATCAATTCTTTCTTTAGGAAATCTTTCGGGCCATATTGGAGAGCCATCATCATTTATGATAGAATACCATAGAGTATTCCATGCTGGAGAATCTTTAGCCCAATATAAGAAACAATCTTCTGATATTACTGTACCAATCATAACAATACGACCCTCATCGGATAATGATGGTATCACGGCTTCTGTCATCCACTTTCTATTTTTAGCTCTCGCTTCTTGCGTAAACGCGTTTAATTCTGATTCGAAGTCATCTACAATAATTAATGTTGGTCTTGTATCTCCTTCAATAAAACCCCTAACTCTTTGTCCAGTACCTACGGCCACTATACGCACTCCATTGGCAGTTACTACATCTGTAGCTGTCCATCTTTTAGCAGTATTAGGTCCCATATCTCCAAATAAGTCTTTAAACCTTTGGCTATGAGTTAAATGGTATTTAATACGAGACAAGAAGTTAATAGACTGCGCCTGTGATTCAGATATGATCACGATAAACTCTTCGTCGTCTTCGTGTTTAAAGGCTATGCGATGCAGTGGTAGTAGAAGTGATGTTACTGTAGATTTAGCTGTACCACGAGGCGCTGCTATTAATACTCTTTTCTTACTCCTGTCTCTTAAATTGGAATAAATCTCATGATGAAATGGTGGAGTGGCTTTCCGAAGAGCTGTAGGAAAACAAGTGCGACCAAATAAGGCAATATTTTTAAATAACTTTTTAAGAGCCTGTTTCTTAGCATAGATTTCTTCGAAATCATTCATCTTTTTTTAACTTGCATCCGCACTTACCACAACATACAAAGTCTCTAGGTTCATGAGCTTTCTTTTCTAACTCTTGAATCTTTAGCATCATACTAGCAATAAGCACATCTGTTTTATAAATATGCTCTGAAACTTGTTTCATTGTAGGTTTTTTAGGTTTCATCTGTAGATGTCTTAGCCTCTATTTTAGTTTGGGTGCCCTTTAAATGCTGTTCTTCTTCATTTATCTCATCTAAAAGCTTTCTTGTAGCTGTAGCCTCTAATTGAGTAGTTGTTTTAGTTACAGTCTTGTCTTTCATGCCCAACATATCCTGTATATTCTCTACAACTCTAAGAAAGTTTGTTATATCTTTCTTTTCTTTAGCCATTTCTAAAGCTTGATCTAGTAAGTCAATCGTTTTTGACCTATTATGACCTTTTTCTGCTAATACTTCTTTTAATTCATCTTTTACCATTGATTTAAACTCCTGTGTTCTCATCCATCTTTTTACAGTACGCCGCTTATTATCAGTAGGGTTACTAATGACAGTATCGATAGCCAAATCCATATCAAATACGACGCTATAGACCATTGCGAGGTTTTTCCATTCCTGGGTGCCTTTACGTACTTCGAGCTGAGGCTTGCCAGACAACGTATGATTAGATACTCTACCATCTGCTTTAAGCTTTTGACTAGGATACTTAGGAGAATGAAAGGCATAGCCAAAAGGCATACGAACATAATAACTATCAACGCCATTATCTCCTGTATAACACTTCTTTTGTATGATTTCTCCAACATAGTTATCATCAGTGAGCGCATAGTCCCCCTT